GAAATAGCCATGCGTGCTTTCTCAAGGTTAATTACATCACCCTTGGTGTCTTTGGCGTAACCGAAAAACACGCCACGATGCTCAGTGCAAACGATGACGGGACGTGCGGTATTCTTTGAAACTGTCATGGTGTTTTCCCTTTGTTTGTTGGTTGGTAAAAATTAATTAGCGGTAATTCCTCTGATCCGCCGTCTCGTCAAAACCTGCCTCCACGTCATTTTCCGCGGCCTCGCGAATCACAATCGGCTCTCTATCGATCCACGGTTTCAGCGCATGGAACATCTTCGGAAGCATCGCCTCTTGCCAAGGCGTCAGAGGTACGCCAGTAGATAGGCACTCGATGATTGGCCACGCCTGGATCGCGTAAGCGGTGATGTTTGCCATCTCGCGAACTTCGTCACTGAACTCGGCATCATCACGACACGGCAGGTTATCGAACAGAAGTTCACCGACCTTTTCGCGGTCTGACTTGATGGCATCCTCGGCGCGCTCAACGGCAGCGAATTGCGCATCGGTATCGGGTTCGCCGCTGGCTAACTTCCAATCGTCGTAGCTGCGTAGGGCGCTCATAAAAAGAATCCCTCAAAAATCTCAATAGCCGACACAGCCGCGCAGATAACGACGACCGCATAAGCGCCAATCCACAATGCAGCGAACGGACCTAGTTCATCGCGCAATTCGTCGTACTTGTTCACCATCCAGTCGGTACGGCGGCGCTTTGGTAGCGGCTTGGTGGAGTCGATGAAGGTGAAAGGGTGCGATTGACGGGCGTTCATGGCTGACCCTTTAGGATTTGGTCAGATACCCACTGGCGCATACGTATCCAGCGATTTTCTGGTGAGTTATCCAACGTCCATCGCTCGTCGTTTTCAAAGACAATTTCAGCAGCCAAAGCTGGTGCAATGTTGAATGCGTCCGCGACGGCGTAACGGTCTTCTGGATCAAGCTTCGTCATATCCAGTCCGCGAGCTGCGCCAAGAACACCAATGGCGCAATAACTACCATCTGCCGTAACAAGCTCGTCTGCAATAAGTCGCTTGTCTTGCATGGCATCAAGGGCCACAAGCAAGTCAGAGAGAAACTTCTGTCCGCGCTTTCCAAACGTCGCCGACTGCACAGCGCCACGCCATAAGCCAATGTCCTCGCAGTCGTCGCTATAACCAGACCGGCTCATATCTTTTCCTCCACATCCGCCGTCAGCGCCAACAGGTCTGCGGCTAACTGGATGGATTCTTCGCGGGATAGATAGATTCGCGATCCTTCAATAGTGATGATCGCGAACATGGTTACGTACTCGATCCCATAGCCCCGCTTAACCTTAAGTTCGCCACGGTTGAAAACGTCAAACGCTGCGATAGCCATGGCTCAGGCCTCCGTCTCGGTGGTGAGGTCTGTCAGCCATAGGTAATCGCAACCCGGTGACTTGAGTTCGATAAGTGCGGCTAGTCCGATTTCTGCGGTTTTGTTAAAAACGCTATCGCGAGCTGCGGCTGCGGCTGCGTCTGCGTCTGCGTCTGCGTCTGCGTCTGCGGCTGCGGCTGCGGCTGCGGCTGCGTATGCGTATGCGTATGCGTCTGCGGCTGCGGCTGCGGCTGCGTATGCGGCTGCGGCTGCGTATGCGTATGCGTCTGCGGCTGCGGCTGCGGCTGCGGCTGCGTATGCGTATGCGTATGCGTATGCGGCTGCGGCTGCGTATGCGGCTCTAGCCACATCACGCGCATTTCGTGCCGCCGATCCCGTTCCTTCGTTTTCACAACGAACCGCAGCGACTTCCAAGGCTTCCGCATGTTTAGGATTGCGACTAGCGGCGGCGCGAAGTGCAATCGGAACGATCTGGCGAATGATCTTCTCAACAACAATCTTTGCAAACGCTTTTTGGTCGATGGCATCACTGCCAAGCTGAGCGATAGCCAACTTCCGCATGCCAGAAGTACGTGCCGCATTTGAAGACCAGCGTGAATCGTTCAATCGAATTTTGAATGCGCGAACCGCCGAACCGACACACGTTGGACGATCCGAATGCGGCAAACCCATCGCATAGCAAACAGCAGCCTCGACACACATCGATCCCGGTGTCGGTTCGCCAATCCCTGAAACAAGACCCGCGTCTACAGTCACTAGGACTTTGCGCGCCAAGTCTTCCGTTACTACGTATTCGCTCATGCTCATCTCCCTTCCGGCTTGGCCTCCGTTTGGTGGCCGATGGAGAGAGATTAGGATAGGCCTAATATCATGTCAATAGGTCAATCCTAATTAGTTTCATGCAGACGTAAAAAAGCCCGCTCATGGCGGGCTCGTTGGTCAGTTGTGTTTGGCGGCTTATTCTTGCTCTTTACTGTCTCCGCCCTTGAATTGGCTTCTCAGGAAAGATCCCACAACGCCGACAACGGTTATTCCTCCAACTATGCCGGCTGCCTTGTAAGCCTGAAGGTATGCGAGCGCAACGGAGGCGATAAGGCAAAAGGCGAGCGCAGCAAGGGCCACGTAATGCATGCGCTGATTGTCCTTGGCGGTGCAGTCAATCACTTTTTCGTGTAATGACAGCTGTTTGGCAACCGTAGCATTACTGTCAGCCTGCTCCTTTTCCATCATCGCCACGATTCGTCCCGTAATTCCAGGATGGAGGTGTTCGAACCGTTCAAGATGATCTGGATGGGGGAGCGGCCCGCTATAACTTTCTTTCGTCGCCACATGCATAGCTACCGATCCCTCGGTGTGAGGAATTGGCTTGGGATGAAGGGCTTGAGGTCGGCTCTTACTTAGAGCGATTTGGCGCTTTTTGCTTGAGCGCTTGCTCATGAGCCGCTACCGACATGGCGCGCTTCATGCGGTTTCCCACGGTCGTGAAGTGGCGTTGTACGCCAAACTCGTGCGTAGGCATGGCGGGAAGCTTGCTCGACAGCGGCGTATGAGAGAAGTCCAGCAGACTTCCAAAGGCGTCGGCAAACGATAAGGGCTTCAGTTGTGCGCTCATAGGTCAGCACTATAGCAGTCCGTTTTGTCAAATACGTTAACCACGGTTTAATCCTCCCAGCTTCCGATCCATTGCTCAGCGCCCAAGTTTCACAGGCATACCGATGCCCGATTTTTTGGTAACCCCATCTGCATAGGTGAATTCCCCTTCGCACTGCAGATCATTGTTCTGCAGGTTTACGTAGGTTGTTTGCATGTGAGAGAACTTGGTGACCTTGCCATGATCAGCGACCAATTGAGGCGTGGCGTTGTACATGGTCATGAGCTGTGACTGGACTTCTGGCCATGCACACGGGTTTTGATGCGCCACCGAGGCGGCGGGCATGTTCTGCGCACTGGCGCTTGCTACCCAAGCGACTACGATCAAAGAAGAAATTCCTTGTAGTTTCTTAGCCATTCCGTTCTCCGGTAGTTACAGTATTTTCTCAAGTGATGCTGAAAGAATGGCTATATCAAGCGAGTCTCACCGCTGAGGACACGCAAGGTGTCTCATGGAGCCAACAGGAGAGACGATGATGACTGACCAGTACGACGAACTGTTCCAGAAGTACCTTACTGCTTTCGGGCTTTTACGCGCGCCGACGCAGATGGCGTTGTGTCTCGATTCTTTCCATTGCTCAAAAACTCCAGCGCTTCCCGAAGCGGCTCATTTGAAGACATGTCAGGTAATTGCGTTCCCATCACCTCGACAAGCTTCTGGTATTCCAAGGGCCGGTGCTCGGCGCTGATCTTTAACAAAGCGGAAAGTGCCAGGGAAAGGTGATCAACACGACCCCTTAGGGCCGCGATTTCACTTTCCGGGTCGTCAGCGATGTTTTTCATGGACGGGTTCGCTCCAAAATAAAGTTCGTCGAACGTCGATCCGTGATCTTCAGCAATTCTTCTGGCTAACTCCGTTTCGGGACGATATTCGCCGTTTAGCCATGCGTTCGCTGTGACGGTGGCATATCCGTAACGTTTCGCTAGATATGAGCCAGCACCGCGACGCGGATGGTTTTTTTCTAACAAGAGTTTTGAAAGCCGCTTGCCAAATGCGTCGGCTGTGTCATCGCGAATCTTCTTAGGCATGGCCTAAATATTGACCGGAATAGAGTTAGGTTTGCCCTGTTGACTAGTTATTAGGATCATCCTAATATCTGGTCCATGACCACTAACCCGCTTGATACCGTAATTGAGAAAGTCGGCACTCAGCAGAGGCTGGCTGAACTGCTTGGCGTTAAATCTCCATCTATAGCCGAATGGCGTAAGCGCAAGCGAGTGCCCGCCGAACGCTGCATAGCGATCGAGACACTCACCTCTGGCGCTGTCACACGCTACGACTTGCGCCCCGACGTATTCGGCCCAGCCCCGAAAGCCAAGCGGCAGGCTGCCTGATGTCACTTCCGACGAGAGAAACGTGGCTTGTAGGGTTTGAACGCGGCTTTCTTGCTGGCGCTCTGAGCGTTGCCTTGGTCGGTATCGCGTTTGCTCACTTTGATCGCGATCTCCCCGATCCATCTTGGGATCGCGTGCAAGAGCACGAAAAAGCAACCTATCTCGTACCAAAGAAGCAAGCGCTCCGAGTCTGGATTTATCAGATTCCAGATGCTGGCGACTGCAAATATAAAAGCTCCGAAGAACAGGGCTTTTTGGCTCAAGAGAACCAGTTCTTCGAACGCTCTCGGCTTGCTCAGTGCGATAGCTGGAATTTCCTTCATAGCCATCAAAAGGATTCCTGAGATGAGTCCCAGAAGGAAATTTTCCATGCGTACTGCCGCCCTTATTGATATCTGCACAGCTTACCGCTGGCAGGGCTTTTCTTTTTCGGTTCGTTTCCATTTGAAAAATTTTGGCCCCACGGGGATCTACAACGCGAGACATGTGTCATGACACCCATTGACGAACCCCAGTTGCCGTTTCGGATGGACGCCTATCCGATTGAGCGCAACGTAATCATCGCGCAGCCGAATTTTCGCGGCGCAATGAACCTGTCCATTGATCTGTGCAGGTTCGAGAACGACAAACAGGCGTCCGGCAAGGTGGGCGTCGACGCTGGCGCTTACAGCTGCAAGAAGAACGGTCAGAAGCCCTGGTCTGTCGATGAGATGCGCCGGGTAATGGAGATAGGCCAGAACCTTATGCCGCTGTCTTGGCTGGCTCACCAGTACGGCCACGGCCTTGTGCTGCTGGAAACCGAAGCCGAGCGGCGAGATCGCATCAGCCAAGAGCGGATTGTCGAGCTGGAATTCAAGAACCGTGTTCTCACCGATGCACTGCGCGGAGTAGCCGCATGACCATCACCGATACCGGCCGCAACGATCCCATCGACTTCGTTCTCGGCGAAATCTATACCGCCATCGCCCGTTTATCGCGTGAGGCTATCGAAGCCAATCGCCTGCGCCAAAACGAGCGCGACGCCAGGCAGAAGATGCTCAGCCAGTTGCGCGCTGAAACGGGAATGAAGGCATGAAAACTTTCTTCCTCACCTTCCGCGAGCGCCGCATCTTCCTTGAGGCTGTTAGGGCGTTGAGGGGGTTTCGGATATGAGCGCGTATACGCCCGGCCCCTGGGTTTGGTCGAACGTCTATAAGACAGGCGAGGAAAATCCGACGTGGGCGCTCGTTTCGACTACCGACAACTACGGAATTCTTGCGTGCGACGGGATTGAGAATTCTCCGCAGGGATTGAACGATTTTGAGAACGCTCAGTTGATCGCGTCTTCTCCAGATTTATTGGAGGCGCTTCAGCAGATAGATAGCGGCAGTTGCGAAAGGTCTACTGAAGGATATGGGGCATGCCGCAAACAGGGTTGTACGCCGGACGCCCCATACCTTGCTGACAAGATGTGCAACAGCTGCATAGCTCACGAAGCGATCCAGAAAGCCACAGGCGGTGGCCTATGAGCGTTGCAGCACATCGTTTCGACAACGCCAAACGTCGTCGTCCAGATAGCCATGCGCGTCAGGCAATGTTGACGCCTAGCTATGTGCTTGAGCCAGTACGCGCTTTGCTTGGCGGCATCGGCCTTGATCCTTGTACTGAGCCCGACAACCCGACGCGTGCCGATATCTTCTACCACCAGCCGATGGACGGCTGTGCGCTTCCATGGGATGCAGAGACGGTCTGGTGCAATCCACCGTATGGCGAAGCGCGTAACCGCTGGGCCGCTCGGTGCATCAGCGAAGGTAAGCAGCGCAAGGTCGTCTTGCTGATGCCTGCTCACACCGAAACAAGGACCTTCCAGACGTGCCTGCATGCATGCACGTCAGTTTTGCTTGTTCAAGCGCGCCTTCGCTTCGGAGTTCTACGAGAGAACGGACGACAGGAAGCCGCAAGCCATGGGAGCGCGATGTTTGGCTTTGGCGTGTGCCTTGAAAGTCTTAGTGGACTCGGCTTCGTTGCTGCTGGAGGTGCCGCATGAAATCCCCCGACAACATCCCCGGCTGGGTGATCGTTGAAGAAGACGGAACGCCTGGCCTCTGGTTTCGCACCCGTGACGAAGCACGCCGGGTCGCTCATGAATCGGGACTCGATCCCAAACAGGTTAGGCGGGAGGTGGAGTGATGTTCGACCAAGCAACTATCGATTTTGCCCAGGCGCGCGCTGATCGTGACGCCGGCATGGCATCGGCTCTGCAACACGCCGAGTCCGACTGCATCGACTGGCCCGACAAGGCCTATGCATTTCTCGCTGACTTCGCGCGCTACCAGAGCCATTTCTGCGGCTATGAAGTGACAGCGGCAAGTCATGCCTGCCCGACGTTCCCGCAGCCCGTCAACGAGCGCGCATGGGGCGGTATTTACACGCGAGCGCAGCGGGAAGGCTTGATGGTCAAGGATGGCTGTGGCGTGCATCCCAAGCGTCACGCGAGCATCTGCACGCGGTATCGGTCGATGGTTTTTGTGGGTGGTGCGGCATGAACTCAGTCGCTCCAGCGTGGCAGCAGTGGGTTTGCGATCAAGGTACCCGCGGGGGTTCGGTCGAGTCACCCATGGAAGATTTATTCCAGGGCGCCTATGAAGTTGTGTGGATGGTCGGCGGATATGGAGCGACGTTGCCGCGTCGTCTTGAAAGCCAGCAGGTCTATGGCCCCTATCGTCTCGATTTCTCGATTCAGGGCGAAGGTGAAAAGGGTCGATATCAGATCGCCATTGAAATCGATGGTCACGACTTCCACGAGCGAACTAAGGAGCAGGCGTCAAAGGACAAGGAGCGTGATCGCTACCTGCAAAAGCACAACTGGAAAGTTCTTCGCTTCAGTGGTTCCGACATCTATCGCAACTGCTTTGGCTGCGCTCAAGAGGTGATTCATGCCTACGTTGTAGCGCACACCGGAAAAGAGATCCGCGAGGCAGCGGCAGAACGGCATATGGCGCGCTTGCGTGAACTGCTTGGGCCAGCGCCATGAGCAGAGCCCGCAACATCAAGCCTGGCTTCTTCAAGAATGACCTTCTTGCCGAGTGCAATCCGCTGACTCGAATCCTCTTCGCCGGCCTGTGGTGCGAGGCGGACAGGGAAGGCCGCATGGAAGATCGCCCCAAACGCCTGAAGGCTGAGTGCCTGCCTTACGACGAGTGTGACATCGAAGATCTTCTTGGCGAGCTGTCTGACCGCGGATTCATCGTTCGCTACTCGGTTGAGGGTAAACGGTATATCGCGGTAGCAGAGTTTTCTCAGCACCAGAACCCGCACCAGCGTGAGGTTCCGAGTGTCATACCGGCTCCAGCCGAAACAAAGCACAACCTAGGCAATGACAAAGCACATCCTAGGCTAGACGCAGCCGAGAAATGCACTGGTTCAGCCGGGCTTGTAACTGATTCCCCTTCCCTGATTCCTGATTCCAGTAAAAGCTCGCTCGCTCCGACTATTCCGTACACCGAGCCGAGCACTCCGGAAGGAACTCCGGCAGGGCGAGCGTGCTTGCTGATGAGAAGCGCTGGGTGTGAGCGGGTTAACCCAAGCAACCCCGACCTGCTGGCCGCGCTGGACGAGGGCGTGTCACCGGAGGCACTGCGTGACACGTATCTCGAATCACCCGGTAAATCGAACCCGTTCGCATGGGCCATTACGACCGCTCGTAATCGAAATGCTGAAGGCGCCAAACCGCTTCAGCAAGCGCGAGCAGGGCCAAGCGCGACGGCATCGAAAGCTCCGCCCGGCAAGGTCATGGCCGGAATCTTACGACTTGAGGAAATGAAAAATGAACTGGCTGAAACGCGAACTGTTGACCGGATTTCAAATCCTGATGACGCTCGGCTTGGATCGTCAGCCAGCCGCTGAAGTGATCGTGGATGGGACGGTGCCGACGTGGATAAACACGCTGACCACTGGCCGGCAGTTCGAGGAGGATCGCGATGCGCCACGCTTCCGCGCTGCCTTCGTCACCCTGGCCGGAACATGCCGCGCCTGGCCGGTGCCGCGCGATTTCCTTGAGGCGCTTCCGCGCATCGAAACCGTGCAGCAACCCAAGGCGATCGACGGGCCGCATTCGCGTGAAGTCGGCATGCGCACGTTGGCTGAGCTGGCGGACAAGCTGAAGATTGATCCGGTGAAGCCGCACACGGAGGTCGACGCATGATGCCATCCGCCGAGACACGCATCCTGACCGCGCTGTTACTTCAGCCCATGGACGTTCGCGCGCTGTCGCAGTGCTTGAGCATCCAGCCGATGACGGCGCGCACCCGCGTTGCTGGTCTTCGCCAGTCCGGCGAGCTGCTTGTCCACTCCGTCATTCGCACGAAGGGTAGGCCGTGGATCCGCTACATGCTCAGCCGCAAAGGCGAGACATGGGCGCGGGAACTAATGGCATGAAACGCACCCGCCCCAAATCCACCGCGGCGCGTAAGGCGGCTATGGGCATGCCTTGCATGGTCCGCATTCCTGGCGTGTGCAATGGCAATCCCGAAACGACCGTGTTGGCCCATTACCGGCTGACTGGCTACTGCGGGGTAGGGCTGAAGCCCGACGACAGCATGGGAGCGTGGGCTTGTAGCGCCTGTCACGACGTAATCGACGGACGCATTCGGAACGCTCATCACTCGCGCGTCGAATTACACCTCATGCACGCAGAGGGCGTGATGAGAACTCAGGTGGAGATGGGGCGATGAACAACGTTCAGCGGTTTGAGCGAAACACGACTGGCCGAGACTTCGTGGTTGGCGACATTCACGGATGTTTCGACGCCATGCGTGAGTTGATGACCACCTTCCAGTTTGATGAGGCGGCAGACCGGATGTTCAGCGTCGGTGATTTGGTCGACCGTGGTACCCAGTCCGAAGAATCAATCGACTGGATAGCCAAGCCATGGTTTCACGCGGTACGAGGCAATCACGAACAGATGGCGATCGGTGTAGCGGCTGGCCGGCACGATC